GTCGGCCTTGTTGCGGTCGCGGTCGTTGTCCTCGCGCTTGTAGAGGGCATGAACGAAGCGATGCTTGACGGTGCCGCCCTTGCCGGTGCGCCGGATCTCTTGCAGCTTCTTCTGCATGGCGGGCGCAAGGTTGTCTTCGCCAAACTTGTCCGCGGCTTGCAGGACGGTCAGTTCCAGTTCGCGGAAGACGGTGTCGATCAGACCCTCGTCGTTTTCGGCCAAGCTGTAGGTGCCGATGTCAAACTTGTGGAAAACGAGCGGGTGCGACATGCCCGTTTCGACAAACATGCAGTAGGTGCCAAAGACGCTGTCGTCGTAGTAAAGTTCGTGGATCTCGGTGTAGAGATTGCTGGTGGCCAAAAGCAACTGGCACATCTCGGAACACTTGGCATACCACTGCTTGGCCTTGTCGCTGTTGACCCCCTTGGGCGGCTCGTAGACAAACCACCGGCTATCGGCAGGCGTGATATAGGCAAGCTGCCCATTGGCCAGCGTGGCCGCGGCTTGGACGGCAGAGGTGTCGAAGAGGACATCGTAGCGCGAGCTATCCGGCACACTGCGCTTGGCGCTAATCTCGGCTTTGCGCGGCAGGAAATACTCGGCCAACTCCTGCCAATGCGTGTCCCATGAGGCCCGCTCGGAACCCAAGTCTTGGTTCCTTGCCAGCACCCAGTCGGCCAGTTGGACGTTGTCTTTCACCACATGTCGGGATCGTTAGCCGCGGTAATGAGTAGGACAATGCCCACCGCAAAGACGGCCAGATGGAAGGTCAGTTCCATTCATCAGCCCAAGAGGCTGTTGGCCCCCGTGGCCGGATTGACCGGCACAGTGTTCTCACCGGCCAAGATGGTCTTGCGGTAGCCTTGGCGCTGCATGGCAGAGCGTCTGGCCTGCTCGCTGGCGTCGTTGGCGCTCATGGTCTGTGGCTCCGGCGGGGGCGAAGGGCGCGGCGGCGTGGGCGGTGGTGGCGGCATCGGTGGCGGCTCAAACTTGGGCATGGGAGGTGGTGATCCTGCACCGCCGCCGAAGTGGCAACGGCACGTTAGGTCAATCTTGGACGAGTTGTAGAAGCGCATATTTTTGGATGAGTTTGTCAGTTGAGAAAAACGTCAGCGGATGCCCACTGCGCTCCCATGCGATGAGCGGAAGATAAAAGGGGATGTGGCGCAATAGTTTTTTGACTAAACCCGCAAGACCTTGATCGTCGGCCAAGGCGAAAGCGTAGACATACCATGCGTCCCAGTCCTTGCGCTGGAAGCCACACCAGACGTCGTTGATCATTTCCTGCGGTGCGGCACTGCACACCGGACGCCCCATCATCACATACTCCGGCGTGCTAAAAAAACAGCCATGCGACAGGTGCGCGAGCATGTCCTCCTCAAACGTCCGCGGGCTGTCCGCGGTGTAGAGCATCTTGCACTTTTCGATGGGCGTCATCGTCTCACGATGGTTCGGCGGGTGAAGTCCAAGTCGCGGATGCCGGTCGTCACCACGGTCGGACGCGGCTTGGCAAAGCCCGTCTTGAGCATGCCCGCCATCTCGGCCTCGGCAATCATCCGAAGCGCGTCCGCGGCGTGGCTGGCCCAGTTGTGGACTGGCTCGTTGACCACAATGCCGGTGGCGCTGCTGCGCTTGTAGGCGTAGTTGGCCAAGGCATCCAACCCACGCTCGCAGGCGGGCAGGCGGAAGCTAAAGCGCGGGAACATTTGCAGGCAGGCATTGATGCCAATCCAGATGTCATGCGTCCGCGGCAGGACGCGCACGTTGGCCAGACCGGCCTCGGTATACACTTGGGCGTCGGCCTTTCCGCTGGTGCGAGTCGCCGCGGCATCGTGGGGCAGGAAGTGCGCTCCGTAGCTGTAGCCTTTGGCCAGCATGTGGCCGACGCGCTGGACAGGCGTCATGTCCAGATCCATGTCGCAGTCGATCACGCGGATCTCGTTGCCGCCGATCACTTGGAAATACCAGACGACAGTGTTGACCGGCGACCCCAAGTCCCACGCGGTGTGGACAAGCGTGCTGTTGTCGGTCTTGAACGCACTGATCGCACCAGAGGCGCGGAGCTTGTCCAGTTCGCCCGCATAGATTGCGCCCTCGACCGGCGACTTGAAGCACTCGTCGAGCGTCGTCGGGAACTCGCGGAAGATGAAAAGGCCAAGGTCGCGGGACTGGCGGTCATACCACAGGCGCTGCTGGTCACTAAAAGTGTGGCCTGTTTGTGACTGCATCTGATCAAGGTATTGACTGATCGCTGGACTGATCGTGGACACATCGCCCTCGACCACATAGGTCGGGTCTTTCCACCACGGGAAAAAGACCACGCGCCAGTCTTTGTCGGTCTTGGCCGCTTCCGGCGTCTCCAAGGCACCTTTGACAATCTCCCAGAGGTGGCCCCCTCGCCCACCCTTCCAAGTGGTTTCAATGATGATCCGGCCATGCTCGGCGCTGGGGATCGCGCCGGTCAAAATCTCTTCACTGCGCCGCGGGTCGTCCGCTTGGATAACGCCCCACTCGGATAGGTGCAGCCAGTTGTTGGTGCCGCCACGCGCTCGCAGGCCCGCAAAGAACGACGACGCGGCCTCACCGGCCACGCTGACCTCAAGGATGCTGCCGCTGTCACGCACCTTCTCGATGCACTGCAAGGCAACCGGAGGGAGGTTGTCCAAGGCGACCTTGGCAATCGTCGCTAACTTGCGCTCGGCATCCGCCGCGGTCTGATCGACCAACGAGCATTGTGTGCCAGCGTTCCACAGCATCTGGTCGGTGAGTAAGACGTCGAGCGCGGTAGACATGCCCAGCCGCCGCGCCTTCAAGATGATGAGGCGCTTGACGCCCCCCTTGAACAGCATGTCGTAAACCAGTTGCTGCTCCGGCCTCGGCTTAAACTTAATGATCCGCCCGTCGTCGGCCCGCTTGATGTGATACAAATTGCGAAGCCGCCAAAGCGGGTTGGCCAAGTCGTCGGTCGTCACGCGGGTTTGTCGGTGGCCTTGACGATGCCGCGGAAGATGCCGACGAACTCGTCAGTGACGTCGTGTTTCACCTCGGTCTTCTCCGGCGCTCCAATGCCCAGCAGCTTGGCCAGCCGGTCTTGCGCGGTCACCGCCACGTTGAGATCGTTGCGGTCTTCGGCCTTACGCATGAAACGCTCGTAGCGGCTTTTGGCCTTGCGAACCTCCGCGGCGACATCCTCCTTGGCTTCCGCGGCAATCAGTTCGTTGGCTCCCTTTATGTATTCGTAAGCCATCGACCTCCCCACCCCCCATTCTGTCCGGCATAATCCAACAACTTCAGAAGAAGTATACGGAACCAGCAGCCACTCCGCGACTTGCGCGATGCGTTGCGTCATTTCACTTTGAGTGGTCGATCCCATGCGTCAGTTCTACTCTGTTGGTCAAACTAAACTCTTGACCGCTTCCTCGGTTGGTTTCCTTAAATATCCTTCCTTACTTGCTTCCGCTCCTGCCTGTGCGCTGTTCAGTCGTGGCAAATGGATCAAGTGTTCTGGATGCGGAATCACGCGATGGCACGCGATAAACGTGTCGGTGTCCTCTTCCTTGGCCACGCTCGCGGTGAAGCGCGTGTCGCCGGTCGGGATGACGCGCATGAGGTGCAAATTGATCGCCACCGTCCCGTCGCTGCTCCGGTGGTGTCGCACCAGTTCGCCATGCCAGTGCCGCTGCTGTAGTGCCAGCGCGGTAGCGCGTGACAGCGCGTAGCCGCACCCGCCATGAATCGCCGGAAACTTGTGCGTCTCGTTGCTTAACACGCCCTGCACGCACCCAATGGCGTGATGCTCGTCGGGATCAAGATCGATCAGTCGCAACTCCAGTCGCCGCGGCACCACATAGCCGTCGTCGTCCACGATATACAACCAGTCGTATTGCGGCTGAAACGTGTCGATGGCGAAGATCGTCTTGTCTATCGCGCTCAAGTAATCGCCGCGGCTGACTTGCTCGTCGCTGACAAAGCGGACGGTGCTGGGTTTTTGGACATGGCGTGTCCAGTTTTCCAATAGCGGTAGCCGGTTGCGGGTGCGTTCGCTGGTTTGGATGGCGTAGTCGATCTTCATGGGTTTTGCCATCCCTCGTCCGGTTTGTTGCGCCAACCCCAGTGCGTGTAGTCTTCGTAAAAACGCGGCTCGTAGCGTTGTGTCCACGACGCCATTTCCAGCCAGCGCCACTCGCCGCCCATTTCTTTGGGAAATATAAGAAAGCGCCTAACGGTGCGCCGGTCGCCGCTGTTGGGCTGCGGCTTGTTGTTTTCGTGCCATCTCATAGTTTGGTCACCATTCGTATTCCCTCGGCGCGATCAGCTTGAACTCGCTGACCGGAATGTGGACGACGGGTTCCTTGTCTGGTTCCCAGCGCACCTTGTTCGGAATCATGTAGCCCACCGGATACGGCTTGCGCTGGATCATCATGTAGTGGATGCCCTCCAGCCATTCGACGCAAAAGGCAACCGGCAAAAGGTCGGTCATCTGCATGGCGTGGACGTATTTTTGCGCGCTCCATGTCAGCGTGTTGTATTTGTTAATCGACAGCAGTTCGCCGTCCTTGTCCTTGCGCTGACGGGCCTCGGCAAACGCCACAGCCCGCCCGTTCCGAAACAGCACAGCATCCACGCAATAGGCTTTAGAGCATGGCGCGGCCTCGCACTTAAACGCCTCGGCGGCGGTGCGGATGATCCGCTCCTCCACCTCGCGGTGCTGTGCTGTTTCAAACAGAGGCATCAGAACGGAATATCGTCGTCAGTCGCCGGTTCGTCCGTGACTCGCGGTGCCGCCGGTTTCGGCGCGTTGTAGTTGCCCTTCTCCTGCGGCTTCCACGGCGGGCCAAACTTCAGCGACAAGAAGTCCTTCCCGCTTTTGCTGGTCTGCTCCCAAATACTAATCTCGTAATCGCGGCCTTCAATTTTGACAGGGCCGCTCCACTTGGGCGCTTTGG